TGTAATCTTTGGATGTGTCTGCAATGCGTTAAATGTACTTTGGCTTAATACTATAACATTCGGTTTTTTGTTGATTTTTGCTCTTACGGTCTCCATTCCATCTCTTATGATGGCTAATGGGTCGGAGGCACTATCGTTAAAATAATAACCAGAAGTCAAGCCGATATGATGAGAACTTGAATAGGTATTAGAGTCGGTTACAAGTTTTACTGCGTCGTATTCGCGTGCAAGTAATATTGATTGCATCACTGTATTGATTGAGTAATTCTCTAAATCAAGAAAATCACTCGTTGATTCGATTTCTTTGTAATCCATCGTTGCTTCTAAGCCGTAATTGTCAAGCTTAAATTCTTTGAACGAAAAGTTGTCTATCGGCATTTCTTTCACAGGTGCGCGTAATGCTCGTTTAGAGTCGTGGATTCTCATATTCTCATTTCCGTAAACAGGGATTTTACCCGTATCTTTACGCACCATTGTAGTCGGCAATAGAAATGTACTTATGAAATCTGCATTCTCATATCTTTGTGCTAATTCAGTTAATAACGGGTCTGGTGTTAGCTGAATTTCGTTAATTCTTTTTACGTTTAAAGCCATTGTTATACCCTCCCTTCGATTATAATTTGTAATGCATCGTGATATTCAATATTATTTTTCTTTGAATAATCTAATGCCGCGTTGTGTAGTATTTGTCTGTCATCAATATTATTGATATTGAGGTTGCTCAAGTCGTTACTATTATTCACGGGTTCGCTTGCTATTGGTTCTTTAAGCGAGTTTAGTGATGGACGCGACACAAGTTCTTCTAATTTGCGTTCATACGGAGTTTTGCCGTTGATAATTGCAGACTTGTCGTCATCTTTTGACTTAAGCCACATTAACTCCTGCTTTAATGCGAAGTTGTTTTCTTTACAATTTTCTACGGGCTTGATTTTGTCTTGCAATTTAATCAAATCCATTTCTACGGATTGTTCGATTTCTCGTTCAATAAGGTTTTGATTTGTGTTTGCAAGTGCGATATTCTCTTCTGTGAGCTTAGCTAACTGCTCATTTGCTTGAACATATTTGGCTTGTAGCTCGCTAAATGATTGCGATTGTGTCTCAAATTTTGATTTTAAGACAGCTAATTCGTTACCCGTGCTATTTACTATTTCACGGAGTTTTTCCATTTCTGCATTAGTGGTGTTATCCATTTCAGAAATTCCCTTTGATTCGTTTAACAAGTTATAATTTTTTGTTGAATTGTAATATTGTCTAAGTTGCTTTGCTATGAGTTTATTCGAAGCCTCGATTTTGGCTTTGTCATCATCACTTGGGGTATATACTTCATCAGCAAATCCCATTTCTAAACATTTCTTTGCATTGTGATATGTGTCTTCTTGCATCAGCTCGTCGAGGGCTTTTTTACTCATTCCAGTTTTACTTTGATATGCCGTGATAATGGATTCCTTTAATACTTTAAGATTTTTATTTAGTTTTTCTAAGTCATCTTCGTCTCCACCAAAATAGCCCCACGGTTTATGAAAGAGCATTACAGCTGTTTCTGCTATCATAACTTTCGAGCCTGCACAAGCTATCACGCTGGCTATCGAACTGGCTTCGCCGATTATTTTTATCACGGGTTTCTTCTCGGCAAGTAAATTATAAATTGCAATTCCTTCGGTTACATATCCACCGGGAGAATTGATATATACGGTTAGTTCTTCACCGTCTTTTAAATCTGCTAATTTCTTACGTATTGATTTAACAGTATTGTCTGAGCCTGATTCATAGAATCCTGCATTACCAATGTCGCCAAAAATATCTAATTCCATTCTGCACCTAAATTTTTTCTCAAACTTAATTAGTGCATAGTGTTATTTTACTTTGCAATTTTACATGTAATTTCCGCAAGTGATTTCGCGTGTCGAAATTGCATGCGATTTTACATGCGATTTCAACAAGTAAATTAGCATTCTTTTTTTTGATTTTTGTGTTTGTTTTAATGAATTTTATAATTTTTATAGGTGGTTTTAATGAATTTACAAGATTTACAAGCACAAATTATTGACATACACGCAAAAGGTAAAAATAAAAAGTATAACGATATTCCGAACGAAGATGCAAAAATTTTTTCTAACTATAAGATTTTTCCACGCGATATTCTTATAAAAGCCGATTGGAATTATAAAGAAGAAGATGAGTTCATTTCCGATAAACTCGTTAATAATATGAAGCGTAACGGACAGATTGAGAATATCCACGTCAGAAAATTAAATACTGGCTTCTATGAGGTTATAAACGGTAATCATAGGCTCGACGCTTATGGCTGCTGAGCAGTTAGATAGAAAATGTTATGTAATGGAATTGTCGCCAGCATTTTGCGACGCTATTTTAAAAAGATATATTAAATATTGTCAAGATAATAAAATTGATTTAAGTATTATTAAAAACGGTGTTGCATTTGACTACAGTATACTGGAGGTCTAAATTATGCCATACGGTAAAAAAAATAAAGAGTTCTATGATGACGAAAAATATCTCTCAAAAGCTGAAAAAAGCCGACTTGCTGTGCAAAGATATCAGCATAAAGTTGAACTCGTATATCCAGAATGGGAAAGGCAAGATAGTGAAACATTACAAAGTTGGGAAGCATTTAAAATTTATAGAGATATGGGAGCGACAAGGTCGCTCTCACGTGTCGCTAAGGAATTAGTTGGTCCAGGTGATAAATATAAAAGTAAATATAAAGTGATTTTTACATGGTCGGCAAAATGGAGTTGGGTTGATAGGATTGTAGCTTATCAAAAATATATTGATGAGCTATATCAAGATGAAGTGAAAAATCAAGTTAAAGAAATGGCATCACGGCACGCTGATTTTGCTAAAAATACGATGCAATCGCTATATGTACCTGTAATAAAATTTATTCAAGAGTTCCAAGAAATAGAAAAATTAAAAAATAAACCTAACAAATCCGAACTCGAAAAGAAAAAGCTGAAGGAGTCTGGTTTCGAAAGTATGACTCTCAATCAATTACTTTCTCTTGTTTATAAATCGGGAACTCTACTTCCACAAATTGCGGATATGGAGCGTAAAAGCCGAGGCGAGCCTACGAATATTACTTCTAATGATGTAACTTCGGGCGGTAATCAAATTATCCCAGATATTAAAATTGTTGTTCACGGCAGTCAATCTACTATTTTGAAGGAATATGAAAGCAAGCTCTAATATTAAAATGGAAGTCTCGCCAGTGTTCCTTGCTAATTGGGAGGCATATCTTGATGATAAATATAAGATAATCGTCAATCAGGGTGGTACTCGTTCAGGGAAAACTTATTCTATTATGCAAATTTTGTGCTTCGTAGGGCTTCGTGCTTGCGACACGCACGAGATTTCTGTTGTCAGCCATACTCTGCCGCATATTAAAAAAGGTGCTAAAAAGGATTTTGAAAATATTATGCAGAAACTTAATATCTTTAACGATAAGCAGTTCAATAAAACCGACCTCGTGTATAAGTTTAATAAAAAAAGTCAGCTCGAATTCTTTTCAGCAGATAATGGTGATAAACTTCGCGGCACATCGCGTGATGATTTGTTTATTAACGAAGCTAACCTGCTGACTTACGATGAATGGAAGCAACTACTTATGCGTACGCGTGGAAAAATTTTTATTGATTATAATCCTTCGGAGGAGTTCCATTGGATTTATGATTATGTGCTTACGCGTGATGACGTGAAATTCATTAAATCTACTTACCTCGATAATTATGATTACTTACCGAAAGAACAAATCGAAGAGATTGAAAGATTGAAAGAAGAAGACAATAATTATTGGCTGATTTATGGGCTGGGCGAAGTTGCTCACGCTACGAATTTGATTTATCCAAGCTTCCATGTTCAATATTATGACTTAAAGTCAGAATCTATCTATGGACTCGACTTCGGTTATAATAATAAAACTGCTCTTGTTAAAATTCAACGAGATGACAAAGATATTTTTATCGAAGAGCTTTTATATCGTAGTGAGATGACTAACTCAGACCTTATCGAAGAACTGAAAAGGTTCAACATTGGTCATAGCTTTATTTATGCCGACGCCGCCGAACCGCAAAGAATTGAAGAGATTTATCGGGCTGGTTATAATATACACTCTGCTGATAAAAGTGTAAAAGCTGGTATTGACTTCGTTAAAAGATTCAAAATCATTGCCCACAAAGGTAGCACTAACTTGCATAAAGAGTTAAAAGCATATAAATGGAAAGAAGATAAAAACGGACGCGTATATGACGAACCCGTTAAGTTTAACGACCACTTACTCGATGCTATGAGATATGCTATTTTTACGCACGGAAATAAGTATTGGGTAAATTCTACATCAGCATTCCCAAATCTTGGTCTCGGCTCGAGAGCTGATAATTCATTTAGAAATAAATTAAAATCAATATAAAGGTGATATAATGACAAATCGTTTTTTTAATCTTGCAAACAAAAAAGAAAATTTGTTGCTTACTGAAAAATTAAAAACCTTAGACGACTTCAATAATAGGTTTTTTAAATTGCTCCCTAATCCGAGTAAACTTTTACAACGACACGGATTATCAAAAGTGTTTACCGAAACAGTTGCCGACACTACTGTACGAGGTGCGATGAATACTATCTTCGAAGGAGTCGGCTCGCTTGAATGGGAAATCGTAAAAAATGATGCTATGGAAGAAGAAATCGAACTCGCTTATAATACTATTGATAATCTTATGCGTAATGGAATTACTAAAAAAATTCTTTATGCTATATTCTACGGTTTTCAACCTTTAAATGTTATTTGGAAGTATGACGATTCGATAATCTCTATTGACAAGGTAATCGAAATCCCACACGATAGTGTTAAGTTTGATTTAAATCGCCAGTTGCGATTGATAGATAGCCGTAATCCTTATGACGATGGCATCGTTGTCGATAACTACAGATTACTTATGCCCGTGTATGACGCCACTTACCAAAATCCATACGGCACCGGGCTATTACTTAATTGTTATAAATATGTTTTTATTAAAAATAATATTGCTGACTTCTGGACGATGTTTGCTGAAGATTACGGCTCGCCAGCAGTCAAAGGTTCATTTACACAAGCCGCCGCTTCGATGTTTCAAATGTCGCCCGAACAATTCGTAAGCTATTTTTACGAACAAATAGAAGCTATGCGAGGGAAAAAAATTATCGTTCACCCAGAAGGTACGGATATAGCTCTCGTGCCCGGTGCCAGTAGTACTTCAGCAGATATCTATAACGCTTTAATTAAGTTTTGCAAAAGTGAAATTAATACTTTACTGCTCGGACACGAAGCCGCAAGCACTTCGACGCCCGGCAAACTCGGAAACGATACTATGGCTATTTCTAATAAAATTGATAGAATAGAAAGCTATACTGAATTTATTACTTATTATATCAACGTGCTTCTTAAATGGCAACACGAATTGAATTTCATTAATGGGGTGCCTTGCGAAATTCGTTTCTACGAAAAAGACGATATCGAAGTTTATACTGGAAAAGCTAATTTGTTGAACCAGCTACATAATATCGGAGTTAAATTTAATGATGACTATATCGAAGAAACTTTTAATATAGATAAAAAATTCTTTAAGATTGAGGAAAACACAAACTTTTCACCATTTGCAGTAAACGATGATAATCATAAGCAAGTGGATTTTAGAAATATACTTTCTCGTGCTAAAGATATGTTTGCTAAAAATAAAGACGAAAACGATACGCTCGGCGATTTTATGGATTTCGTTTTTAGCTCTGAAGAGTTTGTTTCTGAAAATGAAAAAACTTATAATACCATTGCTGATGAATTAGCTAAATATGACAACTACGATGATATGCTGGATAATTTATTCGATATCTACGACAAACTCGATTTGCAAAAAAAGAAGGATATCATTAGTAAGTTTATGCTGATTAGTGCTATCTATGGATACAACGAACAAAATACGGAGAGCGATAATAATGCCTAAACTAACTTTAAATAATTTGATAGATGCTTTCTCTAAAAAACCAGAAGACGTACTCGCTTATTTCAAATCTCTCGGAGTAGTACTCAATGACGATTGGGAAGAATATTTTGAAAAATTTGGTAAAGACGCTTTCAAAATCGCGGGCATTAACAATGCACAAAATTTGATGACTGCGAAAGCTATTATTGAAGAAGCTATCGAAAATGGTACGAGCCACAATAAGTTAATTGATGAGTTGCTAAATGAACTTGCTCTTCGTGATTGGCACGCTCGACTTGTCGTGAATCAAAATATATCCAACGCTTATAACGCTGGACGTTATTATTTGCAACTCGAAGACGAAGACGATTTCCCATATTTGCGTCCAATTACTGTACACGACAAAAAAACAACTTCTAGTTGCGATTGGCTCGGCAAACAAAATATTGTGTTTAAAAAGTCAGACCCTCTTTTAAAGCTTATGTATCCGCCTCGGCATTTTAATTGCCGTACTTATTTTGATGAAATTATGGAATCGCAAAAAGAAAGACTTGGATACACCGTCAAAAATATAAAAGATATACCCGAACAGTACCTTAACGACGAGAAATTTCGTAAACTTCCAAGCGACGAGTTCAAGCCAGATTTAAGTAATTTTCCACCTAAATTAAGGATTAAAATAAAATGAACCTCGAACTAAATATAGAAGACCTGAAAATTGATATTATACGTATGTTAAATAATGCTGATAAAACTCCGTTCTATCGCAAAGTTGGTAAAAGAATGCTATCAGCAATTACATATAATTTTGAAATGGAGGGTGCTTATTTCAATAAAGATGGTGAAACTTGGGCAAATCTAGCACCATTTACTATTGAAGAAAGGTACAAGACTGGTTATACACCAATTACAATTTTAACTCGAACACAAAGATTACGTAAATCTATTGTTATGACTTCAATTGATAATAATGGCGTCGAAATTGGCACTAATCTATATTATGCTCGTGAATTATATTACGGTAGATTCAATATGCCAGCTCGACCATTCTTCCCAGAAAACGAACTACCTGAAGACGTCCTCCAAGACATCGCTTGGCTCTACGAAAAATTTGTAAACGATATTTTTGATAAATAAACTGAGATTTTAAGATGTCCTACACTTTGGAAGTGTAGGACATCGGGATAGTAGCCGTATGAAATCAATCTTCCCAAGCACGATTGGTAAAGTATTGGCCTGATTCACCTTGCAAAATATACACTACATCAGGATATTCTTCTACAATGATATCCTGCCATACGCCTGCTATATTGTATTGAAGAGGGTAGTTCGGCTGTACTCCAAGCATTACTGGGCAATCGCCGTCAAATTCTTCTAACATTTCGATTAATTCTCTTACTGTCATCATAATTATTAAGTCCTTTATTTTCAAGTATTTAATAATTGCTTATTTAACTATGACTAATGTGCAACTATTTACTTTAACACGCAAGTTATTTATGCTATTTATCTATATTTATTTCCAAGTATTTGCAAGTTTTATTTAATTTTTTTACAGCTCAAAACGAGACTTTTTTAATAATCTAATCGTTTCACGATACGGACGCTCTATCTCCTTACTTATCTTGATTATTTCAGATTTTGAATAAAATTTAGACGGATATTTTTTTTTCAAATAACGCAACAATAACCCTTCCATATTACGAACTCGCTGTAAGCTAAACGTAAGTCCATCACAATTTAATAATAATTTCTTTACTATATCCAATCCAGTTAATTCTGCTAATATCAGCGTATCGCCATTTAAGTCGTCCATTTCTAACAAGTTAAGGATTTCTTTTAAGTTCTCACTCATTATGCTTTTTTCCCTTATTCAATAATAGCAAATATAAATATAATTTTTATCTAATTAAAATGGTTCTTCTTTATAATCAAAATCTTCTGCATTACTATGCAAATCATAATCGTAAAATTCAGTAGTCTCGCTTTTGAAGTTTATTGTCGCCATGCCAGTTCTCCCACCTCTTCGTTTAGCCACTATCAGCCGTGCCTTATTTACACAACTTTCTTTATCCTCAAAAGTGTTGTATCCGTAAAACTCTGGACGGTCTATCAAAATCACAACATCAGCATCCTGCTCTATCGAACCAGAATCCCGTAAATTATGCAGAGCTGGAGTAGGGAATTTCCCTGTTTCTGCCTGCCTATTAATTTGAACAAGAGCAATAATTGTAATTTGCAATTTCTTTGCAATACCTTTAATTTTTCTTGAAATATGCGAAATTTCAGACTCACGATTAGATTTTTTTTGAGAGCAATCCATAAGCCCAAGATAATCAATAAACGCCACCTTAATACCATACATCTTCACCATTCTTTTTAATTTAGCATACATAGTAACCTCGTTCAATTGCGGCGTATCATCAATATAAATATTCGAGTTCGGCAATTTACTAACAAACCTTTCAACATACATCTCAATTTCTCTGCTATAATGCCCGTTAGTAACAATTTCAGAACTTGTATTATTATCCATTGCAAAAAGCTTTGCCAACAATTCAAAAGCAGTCATTTCAAGCGATATATAAGCCACTCTAACTCCGTTATTAGACATATTTTTAGCCATAGATACAGCTAATGAAGTTTTACCAATCGAAGGACGTGCCGCAATAACAACCATCTGCCCTGGTAGGAAAGCTCCGAACATATTATCAAACTTCTTAATTCCTGTTCTTGGATACTCGTCTTTATTCTTAAGTGATTGCTTGTAACTATTTATAAATACATCGGTTTGCTTTTCTGGTGTTATTGTTGTAGTAGTCGAGATTTGTAACAACTCATCGAGAAAATTTTGCTGATTTTCGATAATCTCAAAAGCATCTGACTTTCTTTCGAGAGCGTCTTTAATCGTGCTGTTGTTATTATCAATAACCTGTCGTTTCAAAAACATCTCGTGTAAAATCCTAGCGTGTTGAATTATATTACTTGCAGTCGGCGTATCCGTAACAATTTCAGCGATATATTCAGTGCTTACTATGTTGTTTTTATCAATTTTTTTAACCTCGTCATCAACGGATAGATAATCAGCATTCTCATTATTTTGAAACAAGTTAGCTATTGCATTAAACACGATTTTATTTTTATCATCATAGAAGCTCTCGCTTGTAACAATTTCCATAGCATTTGCAAGAGCATCCGAATCCATCATCATCGCACCGAGAACAAATTT